CATCAGTCAGGAACTGGATGCCATTGATTCACTACACACAGAATTTGATGCACACAAAACACCTTCACAAAGATTGAGAGGAATACTCTACATAAACTATCAACAAAAGAGTGAAGGATATAAAGATTTCAATAGTTACTATTTGGCAAAAATGGAATCAATATGTGAGCATTTCAAATCAAAATTGGATTGAAAAAACACACAAGAATTTACTTGAGTTATTTCAACTATGGACTTGATGATTACATACCATGTGAGATATGCGGAGCAAGAGCAGTTGACATACACCACATTGATGCAAGAGGCATGGGTGGATCAAAGGACAAAGATGATATCAACAATCTCATGGCACTATGCAGACAATGCCATATATCAAAGGGTGATAAGAAACAATACATGGATTACCTACATAGAAAACACTTTGAAAAAATAGCGAAAAAATAGCGATGCCAAATCCACAGAATATAGAGAAATATAAATTCAAAAAAGGAGAGGTTGCCAATCCAACTGGCAGACCAAGGAAGTATGTTTCTCTACTCAAAGAACAGGGATATAAGTTAGCAGAAATCAATGACACCATACAGAACATGATGTCAATGAACATTGATGAATTGAAAGATGTCTATGATAATCCCAAAGCAACAATACTTGAAAAGACAATTGCCAATGCAATGGTCAAGTCATTGAAGAAAGGTTCACTATATTCCCTTGAAACACTACTGACAAGGGTGTATGGTAAGCCAAAAGAAACACAGAGCATAACACAAGATAACAAGATAGAAGTAGTATTTGTGGCAGGTAAGACAATCCTATGAATGATGTGACAAGAACATACTATGAGATCCATAGTATCTGTGGTGACTATGATATGATTATTGCGACCACATATTCAAAACTGATGGCAGAGTTTATCTGCAAATGCCTATCAGAACAGAACTTTGTAGAACCCACCATGTTCTATGTAATGGACAAGGAGCATGAAATGTCTTTGAATTGATGCGATTAGAATTGCCACAACCACACATAAACCAACAAGCCATACTTGACAATACAAGTAGATTCAGGGTTGTAATGTGTGGCAGAAGATTTGGCAAGTCAGAATTATCACAGATAGAAATCATCAAAGAAGCATTGCAAGGGCATCAGGTAGCATATATCACACCCACATACAATCTTGCCAAAACATTCTTTGATAAACTAATCAAAAGCATACCATTCAATTCAAACAAATCAGAATTGATTATCCAGTTCCCAAATGATGGCATGATACAATTCTTTACAGGTGAGAGATTAGATAATCTGCGAGGCAGAAAGTTTCATTTCATTGTCATAGATGAAGCATCATTCATTCCTGATTTGGAAGATGGTTGGTTGAATTCAATCAGACCTACACTTACCGACTACAAGGGAAGGGCATTGTTCCTGTCAACACCCAAGGGCAAGAACTATTTTTACTCATTGTTTATCAAAGGTACTGCCGGAGAACCTGATTGGTCTTCATTCAAGTTCACCACTTATGACAATCATTATATTGAAAAGAGTGAGATTGATGATGCAAGAAATCAACTACCTTCATCTGTCTTTGAGCAGGAGTACATGGCAAATCCAATGGAAAATGCATCAAACCCATTTGGATCATCACACATCATTAATTGCATCAGACCTATCAGCAACAATCCTGTGGCATTCTATGGTATTGATTTAGCGAAATCAGTAGATTGGTCAGTCATCATTGGACTTGATACCAATGGTCATGTAGCATATTTCAACAGGTTTCAAAAGGATTGGTTGCAGACAAAGGAGACAATACTGACGATTGACAGAAGCAAACCCATAATGATTGATAGCACAGGTGTGGGTGATGCCATTACAGAAGACCTGCAAAGACATTTCAATACCATGCAAGGATTCAAGTACACAAGCACAAGCAAACAACAACTGATGGAGGCACTTGCAGTAAGCATTCAGAAAGGTGAGATTGGATTCCCTGACAATGTAATCAAACAAGAACTGGACATCTTTGAATATCAGTACACAAGTACAGGTGTCAGATATACTGCACCATCAGGATTCCATGATGATTGTGTGAATGCACTTGCATTGGCTAATAGATGCAGACAATTACATAGATTGACAGGTCAGTATCGGTTTGTGTAGATATTCACATTGATGTAATTATTTTCCACTTTTAACCATATAATAGTATGCGAATTAGCATTAAGAAATTTCAAGAACTGTATTCAATCTCATTGGTTGAAACCGATGAATTGAGCAAATCATCACTACTTGTTCAATGCCTTACAGGTATGAATGAGGAGCAGGTGAATGATTTACCTATTGAGAAATACAACAAGTTGTGTGGTCGCATATTGAATGAATTCAAGTTATTCAATCAGGAATTGACTGACAACAAGCCGAAGCAGTTTGTATGGTTGAAAGGAAAGTTGTACTATTTCTTCTATGACATAAAGAAGATGAATGCGGCAAAGTATGTAGAGGTTGCAACATATTCACAAGATGTCATTGGCAATCTGCACCGGATCATGGCAACAATGTGTAAACCTGTGAAGATGACATGGAAGGGATTGAAATTGATTGATGTGGATTCAAAGAACCATGAGCAGGTGAGCAAAGAATTATTGGAACTTGATTTCTCTTTTGCATATCATTCATCAGTTTTTTTTTGGGCAGTTTTAACCGAATCAATGAAGAGTTTGAGTACTTATTCAAATCAGAAGGAGGAGGAGGCGAAGGAAGTTATCAGCAATTTGAAAAAAGTTTCGGATGGTTATACAACTGCAAAATGGTATCAGAATTTGAGAACATCAGCATAAATGATGTGTATCAATTACCAGTATATCAGTTCTTGAATGATTTGTTGTATTTGAAAGTGAAGAGAGAGATTGATGATGATATGGAAAGGAAGATGCTAAACAAGATGAAACATGGCATTAAGTATTAGTCAGTCACAAAAGAAGAACATTGATTTCCTTGAAACAACAGGGGAGAGTGTGACTAAATTTGATTTGTCAGGACTTGAAAAAGTATTGGCAGATTCATTTCAATTATTTGTAAAGAATTGGGGTGATATTGTAAATCAGAAACAAATCATTGCAAGTGGGGATATTGAAACCAATTTAGAATTTGATATCATTGAAGAGAGTGATGGTGTAAGAATGCAGATTAGAATTCCTGAATACTCAAAGTTTGTTGACAAGGGAGTGAAAGGTCTAAAGAGTTCAAAGAAAGCACCTAAATCACCATACAAGTTCAAGACATGGGGCATGAGTGCAGAGGGCAGGGCATCAGTCAACAGATGGTTGCAGAGTGGTAAGGCAAAGACAAAGGTGAGTGATATCAAGAAATATGGTGCGGTAGGTTATGAGAAGAAGAGTACAAAGAATCCGCAACAAGCCAAGTTGGACAGAGTGGTATCTGCAATCAAGGCGGGAGGTATTGAAACAAGGAATTTTATTGATCCAACAATCAAGAAATCATTCAAGGATTTGAATGTTAAAATAGCAAGAGAGATTGGAAGACAAGTCACAATACAAATAACAAGATGAGTATAGTAAGTTTTGTCAGACCCGATGATAATGAAGACCAACCATCATTGCAGGATGACCTATGGATTATTGCCACATCCAATAATAGTGGGCAGACAGATTTCAAATATGTGTTTGATATCTATGATGTAAGTGGCAATCAAATGGTGAGGGCAAAGGTATATCCTGACCCATCCAATGGGAAGGGATATTTCAATGCAGGTTCTGTTGTAAGAAATACAATCAAGTTCAATTGGTTCACACCAGTTGCACCACCAACTGCATTGGCAACAGAGAAATCATATCTGTATGAACCTGATTTTTCAGGGCAAATTGGTAGTTTTTTCAGTTTTAGAATAGGTGAAGATTGGTCAGGTGTAACTACTTTGAATATGGCATCAGGATTATCCTTTGCCTATAATTTTGCTACACCATTATATCAAAGAAAGGTCAACAAAGCAAAGGAAAGAATATGGGCAACCAATAGACCATTCTATGCTTACAACAATTTGACTGATAAGTATCTTGTTGGGATGAGGCATTATGGTAGTAATCTTCGGATGAGAGTTAAGACATACAATGCTGCCGGAACATTATTGAATGATATTACATCACCCGGTACATGGGGATTTGTTGTTAGACAAGACCCATATGGCAATTCAGAATTTGTGCAGATGGATTTAGGAAAGGAAGCAGTTGAATCCACAATTGATAATACAATTATTGGAAGTGATGTAGCATACTATGATGTGATGTTTCAGAACAGACCAACTGTCAAACCATTCAGAATATACATACAATGCGATGGGAAGTATGATCCAATCAATTTGTATTTCATGAACAACTATGGAATGTTTGATACTGCAAGGTTTAACCTTGTCAACAAGTTGTCACTTGATGTAGAAAGAAAATCATTTCAGAAAAGAGATTACAGATTTGAGAATACTCAAGTAAGTTACAAGGATACTAATAGTGTATATTATGAAAGCAAAATCAACTATGCACAAGCATTGAACTGGAAGTATAAGTTGACAATGGATTATCCAACAGATGAAGAATATGATTGGTTGTATGAATTGATTGTATCTCCACAGATATATGCAGGTATTGGTGATGGATATTATCCTGTTACTATTGTGCAGACGAACTATGAATATCACAAAAGAGTATGGGGTGGGTTGAAGACATTTGAAATAGATATTGAAGTAAACCAAAAAAGATATCAATTCAGAAGATGACAAGGTTATTCATAGAGAATTTTGAAGTTGATTTGACTGAAGGTTTCAGCCATCAGGTAACTTATGCCATTGATGATTTGAACAACTTTGATAGCAAGGCAACCAATTTCACAAAGACATTGGTGATTCCGGGAACATCAAATAACAATCAAATCTTTGGCAACATCTTTGAATTTACAAATAGCAATTTTCACAACTTTAATGATCCGAATGTTGGGTATAATTTCAATGCAAGTAAATCAGCGAAGGCAAGAATTGAGGTCAATGGATTACAAGTATTGAAAGGTGTTTTGCGATTACTTGAAGTGATTGTTGACAATGGGTATGTTGAATATGAGGTTGCCATATTCGGTGAACTTGGCGGATTCATCAATAAGTTAGGAGCAAAGAAGATAACTGGCAATGACAATGTGATTGATGATTTGGATTTCAGCGAGTACAATCACACATATGAAATCAATAGTATTCTGCGGTCATGGGAAGAGAGGACAACATACAATCTGAATGGTACATTCACAACTGGTACTAACAGGATATTGGTAAACAACAAAGCATTGCGATTGCTCCGGGTTGGTGATTTCATAGAGATTGGCGGTACAACAAACAACAATGGTGTATATGAGATTGCAAGTATAGTTGTTAGTGGGATAGTTTTCAATAGGCAAACTGAAATCTTTGTTGTAGAATCATTGACCAATGAAACAAGCAATTTCACACTTGCATTTGACACACCAAGGGGTGAAGGTTATTGCTATCCTTTGATTGACTATGGGAATGTCAGTTATTCAATCATACAAGGTGCGACAACTGTTTCAACTGCAAAGAAGGACTATCAATATACTGCATTCAGACCTGCCATATATCTTCGGGAATATATGGATAAGATAATCACAGGTGCAGGATATACATGGGAAAGTGATTTTTTCAATACTGATTTCTTCAAAAGATTAGTTGTTCCAAACAATGCAAAGGGATTACTTAAGAAAGGTGCGACAGATTACATCAATGCTGAAGTAACTGCGACACAAACATTGACAAGTGGGTTAGGTACAAGGTATATGTATGTGGCATATCCGACCAATACATTGAATCAATTCACAGGTGTATGGAATGGTGAGAATTTCAATGGTGATAATGAGTTCACATATACAGGTGTATCAAGATTGAATGTGGTTCTAACTGGTAATTTTCAAGGCACTTTC